AGTAATAGGTGGCTCGCAAGCCTGCATTCATAAGCCACAGCCGCGAGCGCGAGGCGCAGATCCAATCGCGGATGCTTGATGTTCTGGAACGTCGCTTTCGTCGTCAGATTGCCGATGCAATTATTGATGAAAGCGACGAAATCCTGACAGGCTATCGCAGGCTTGGCTATGTGCCTCCGCCAACGGATGAAGCCGCGCGGCGCTTTCGGGATGTTTACAGATCGCTTGCCTTGGCATCTGCCCGCACATTCGGGGCGCGCATCATTACCGCGGGCAAGGCGGCAGGTCACCAGATTGAAACCAAGCAGGAGGAAGGCGGTTTTGCTGCCTTCTTTCGCGCCTTGGCAAACACATGGATTAACCTAGAGCCGATCCGTCGCCGCATTACCAGCGTGACGGAAACAACGCGCAACCAGATCGTGACCCAAGTGGCAAAGGGGCAGGAGGAAGGCTTGGGCGTTGACGCTATCGCTAAGCGCATCACTGAGCGATTGCCTGACATAAGCCGCCAGCGTGGTGCGCTGATATCTCGAACCGAAACACACGGCGCTGCAAACTACTCTATGCATGAAACCGCCAAAAGTACCGGGCTTGATCTTGTCAAAGAATGGGTGGCAACAGAAGACCACCGCACGCGATCCATTGCCCGCGATGATGCGTTTGACCACCTAGCGATGGATGGTCAGGTGCGCGAGATGGACGAGCCATTTGACATGCCGTGGATCGGCGGCGGGGGCGAACCGCTTAAAATTATGTATCCTGGCGAGGCTGGCAAACCGGGTGGGGCGGTAATCGCGTGCCGTTGTGCCGTAACTCATGACGTTAAGGCACCCGAATAACCACGCGCCTTTCAAGATTTGCATATGCCGCCAGCCATAGTTATTCTGCGCGGTCTCAATTGCAGGCGATTACCTTTCACAAAGACAAGGGCGAGATAAGCCGGGTGAAGGTTAGCGTTTAGAGAAGTAGTATTTTTCTATAATAACCAATTTTCTCTTTACATTGCTTTTCTTTTATACCTATATGGGCGGGCAGGGAGCGGTTGCAGCCGCTACGACCTGCCCTAACCAACCGGGATGCACGGTTGATCTTGGCGCATAATGCGTCAAGGCGCGTGCATCCACAAGTCAAGGATGCAGAATATGGCTACCAAAAAAGCAGAAGCTGGAACACTTCACATTGATGCCCTCAAGCAAGGACGCGTCACACTTACTCTTGTTGGAAATACGCCGTTCTATTTCAACGCCATGAGTGCAAAGGCGAAGCGTTCACTTCTGATCGGAGGCGGAAAAAAGACCGCAGCTGAGCGCAAAGAACTCAAGCATGATCCTGAACAAGAATATCGCGATAGTGTTTATCGTGCGCAGTCTGGTGAGACGTTGCTTTGTTTCCCTGCGCCGGGCGTAAAGAATGCTATGGCCACGGCGGCATTGGAAACGCCAGGCGTCACCAAGACTAGCGTGCAGCGCCTGATCTTTCTTCCTGAGCAGCGCATTCGGATGTGGGGCAAGCCATATCTCAAAATGGACGTTGTTCGATCGGCAGACATGAACAAAACGCCGGATGTTCGTACGCGGGCGTTCCTGCCGCGCTGGGTCGCTGAGGTGGATATTGCGTTTGTCACGCCAACGCTTTCTACGCACGCCATTGTGTCGCTGCTTTCCAATGCTGGCGTGATCGTCGGTATTGGCGACTTTCGGCAGGAAAAAGGTCGAGGAAGCTACGGCACATTCAGCGTTGTCGGCGAAGATGGCGGGGAATGGGCTGATTACATCGCAGAAATCAAAGCCGAGGGTCGCGAGGTGCAGCAAGCGGCAATGGATGATCCTGAATATGCGGATCAAGAAACGGCTGATCTGATGGAAATGCTGGAAGAAGAACGCGAGCGCCGTGCGGCGTAAGATATTGGCGGGGGCGGCTGCGGTCGCCCTTCGCGGTCAAGGTAAGGCGGTCCGGGTGAGGCAGGGAGTGGCATGGCTCGGCCTGATATGGCGGTCTTGGCAAGGTGATGCTAGGCTAGGCATGATGATGCTAGGCGGTCAAGACGTGGCAAGGCTTAGCTAGGCGTGTCGCGGCAAGGTCAATCGGTCAACACAAACAGAAAGGATGCAAAGATGAGTAGCAAATTCCAGAAGCGCGACAGACAGCGCATCATTGACGGGTATCTGTCAGAGACAGGTCGCAATATGTTTATCCCCGGCGAGTTTATCGACTGGCTGGCGGATAAGCCGGATCATGAGGCATATGATCTTTTCTATGGCCTTGATGATGCGGCGGCGGCGCGGCAATACCGGATTGATCTTGCACGGCGTATGGCAAGCGGCTTGAGGATCGTTTCACAGGTTCAGGATGCGGCACAAAGCCAAGTGGTGCAGATCACAACGCGCGAATATCCGGCTTATGTTTCGCCTGTTGGCGGTCGCAAGGATGGAGGCGGGTATCAGCCGTTTGATCCAGACGATCCGGCAGCGATGGCGGAACTGCAATCGCAAGCTGCTGCGGCGCTGCGGTCTTGGTTGGCACGATATCGTGGCGCGGCTGAGGCTGCGGGCGCTGACGTTGCACCTATGGAGGAAATCGTGGCGCATCTTTCGCGCGACGTGGCGCAATCCGCTTAGGGTGCGCTGGTCAAGGATGGCGGTCGTGGCGAGGCACGGACTGGCGGGGCTAGGCGACGCATGTAGAGGCATGGCGAGTTAAGACGGTAAAGGAGAGTTACGGCGGGTCACGTGGTGGTCGGGTTTGGCGGTCTAGGCACGGTGCGATACGGTATGGACCGGCTGGGTTGGCGGTCGTGATGTGTTGTGGCGTAGTTAGGTAAGCTATGGCGAGAACTTGGTAAGGCGGGGCTTCGGTCCCGTCTTTTTTGTGTTTGCACCTATACTTTGCAAGTTTGCTGTTTCATGTTATAAGATTTGCAAAGGCCGTCGTGAGACGTCCGAAGCCCTTAGATGGAGCCTATAAATGCTGCGCAATTACGCACGCAAAGATGGCGGCGAGCCGCTCGAAACCAAGCTAGCGCACGGACTAAAGATTAAGTCCGAAGGCGAAAGCGACGATTACCTTGAAATTACGGGCTATGGCTCAGTGTTTGGCAACCGCGATAACGGCGGAGATATTGTCATGCCAGGCGCGTTCAAAGAGTGCATCGCATCTGGTCGCCGCGTCAAAATGCTCTGGCAGCACGATGCATCGCAGCCGATTGGCATCTGGGATGAGATGCGCGAGGATGAAAATGGCCTCTATATGAAGGGCCGCGTTGCAAAGAAAGGCAAGGGCGGCGAGGTTGCCGAACTTGTCAAGATGGGCGCAGTCGAGGGTTTGAGCATCGGCTATCGAACCCAAGATTACGAAATAGACCGCGAGACAGGTAGCCGCAAGCTGATGAAGCTAGACTTGTGGGAAACGTCCGTTGTTGTTTTCCCGATGAATGAGTTGGCCGGAATTTACTCTGCGAAGGCGGATGAAATGTCCGATGCCCAAATCAAGCGGCACATTGAAAAGGCTCTCCGGGCTATTCACATCTCCGGCACTGAGGCCAAGGCAATGGCCGCTGCCGCGATGAAAAGGCGCGAGGACGTCCTGCGTGAGGCAGGCGTTTCGCTTCCTGAGACCGATCAACGCGAGGTTGACGAACTCAAAGCACTTTTGACCCAAACCCTGCAAACAATAGGAGGTCAATAATGACTGATTTTGCAGAAATCAAAGGGCTTGTTGAGAAGATCAACCCGACCCTGACCGAACTGCGCGGCGAGGTTGACGCGCTGAAGGCATCGGCACCGAAAGACGTGGTGACCGAAGAAAAGCACCAGAAGATGGCCGACGACATCACCGCCAAGATGGCTGAGATGCAGAAGGCGCAAGCCAAGCTGGAAGCGGCAATGAACCGTCCTGGCGCTGGCGATGATGCCAAGGGCATGGATGCTGAACTGGAAGCCAAGCACCGCGATGCTTTCCGTCAGTATATGGCAAACGGCACGCTGCCCGATGGTTTCAAAGCCGGATCGGAAGGCGTCGAAGTCAAGTCCATGTCAACCGACGTGAACCCTGACGGCGGCTATCTGGTGCGCCCTGAACTGTCGTCGATGATCATCACCCGCATCTTTGAAACGTCGCCTCTGCGCGGTGTTGCCAATGTGGAAACCACTGGCTCCAAGTCCATCGACATTCTGATCGACGATCAGGAAGCCGGTGCACGCTGGGTTGGTGAAGGCGCATCGGGCGGTGAGACTGACACGCCGCAGCTGGGCCAGAAGTCGCTTGTCGCGCACAAGATCGAAGCCGATCCGCGCATGACGACTGAGATGATTGAAGATGCATATCTCGACGTTGAGGCATGGCTGGGCCGCAAGGTGGCAGACAAGTTTGCACGCACGCAAAACACTTCGTTCGTTCTCGGCACTGGCGTGGGCCAGCCGCGCGGTTTTCTGACCTATCCGGCTCAGGCGACTTCCGGCACCTACGAGCGTGGCGCGATCAACCAGGTGAACATGGGTTCCGCTGCTGCGCTGAATGCTGACGGTCTGATTGAGGTGCAGAACGCACTGAAGGAAGACTATCAGGCCGGTGCGGTTTGGGGCATGAAGCGCACGACCTTTGGCGCGGCTCTGCAACTGAAGGGTAGCGACAACTACTTCTTCTCGCCGGTCCTGCTGCGTGATGGTCAGGCGTCAATGCAGCTTCTTGGCAAGCCGGTTGTCTTCATGGACGACATGCCCGCCGTCGCTGCAAACGCTCTGAGCGTTGTCTATGCCGACTTCTCGACGGCTTACACGATCCTTGATCGTGTTGGTCTGCAAGTCCTGCGCGACCCCTACACCAACAAAGGCTTCGTGACCTACTACACGACGCAGCGTGTTGGCGGGGATGTGACTTCGTTCGATGCAATTTGCATCGGCAAAGTTGCCGCGTGAGCCTGAAACAGGAAAGGAACTGAGATATGGCTAAGTTTGACATGCGCAATAACGCCGAATTTGGGCTGGCGCTGAGCGCCACTCTGAGCGGCACCACCAAAGCTGAGGGCGACTGGATCGACATGCAGGGCTGGGAGGCGCTGACATTCAGCGTTTCGACCGGCACTGTCACAGATGCAGGCACTACAAGCGGCTTTAGCTTCCAGGTTGAGGAAAGCGACACAACGGCAGATGCAGACGCAACCGCCGTTGCCGACGCTGACCTGATCGGCTTGGAAAGCGCGCTGACCGTGACCGACGACGCTGATGACAACGTAATGGTTGGCAGCATCGGCTATCGCGGCGGCAAGCGTTACGTCCGCATGACGGCTGTCGGCACGACCGGCACTGATGCGGCTGTTACGGTCCATGCCCGCAAGGACAAGGGCGCTGTGATGGGCGAGGCGTCGATTGACGCTGGCACCGCCGCGACCTGATCGTGACGGCATAGCATGACAATAGGCAGGGCGGGTGTTATACTCGCCCTGTTTCTTTGCAGGGGTGCAGGATGACCAATATCTATTGGGAAGGCTTGGCTGAGGCCACCGAGGATAACAAGCGCGCGTCGGATATGATAATCCGCACCGATGACGGCATAGAGCGGCGCACAAAATACGATGGCGGCTGGCTTTACCTGCATGACGCAACGCATACCGTGGACAACAAGCAGGCCGTCACCGCTGACACGCTGACGCATTTCACGGTGGATGGCTTGGCTGATGACAGTACAACCGAGTTTCGGCGCGGCATTCCGCTGGATGTATTTGGTGGCAGCACATTGCAGCCGCAGGCCACGGGCGAGACCTACAACATCAATCTGACATTTCAGGCAAGCAAGGGGACCAGCACCGCAACATTTGTAGAAATAGATGTTGGCATTGGTTCTGATTATACGACCATGATTGCTAGAGATCGGCGCAGCTTAACCAAAGGCAGCGGAGTGCAAGACTTTGTGTATTTTAACGGCACGCTGTTTGTCACCGCACCATTTGGCGCATACGGCGCACGGTTCTATCTCAATCCGTCGGAAAATCTGCAAATATGGGACAAGGCAATCATGTTGCAAAGGACGCATTCACCATGACCGAAGTGGAACTTCTGCGCACGTTTCAGATTAGCCTTGACGGCTTGCGCATTGATACATGGCCTAAAGGTACCATCCGGCACGTTGACGACGCCACGCTTGCTGTTTTGATTGGCGAAGGCGTTTGTGCTATTGTTGACCGCAAAGCACCGCCGGAAAACAAGGCACATGGTGCAGCACCCGAAAACAAGACCCGCAAGCGCGGAAGGCCACGGAAGGCTAAGGCATGAGGTTCAACCGCAAATCCGTTTATGTCACCGCATCGGATGACAGCCCAGCCATTTCTTTGGCCGACATGAAGGCTTTCCTACGCGTAGATGGAACGGCGGATGATGCGCAGATCACCGCGTATATTGAGGCCGCTACTGAGGCGGTTAAGCAGTATCTTCGCCGCGCAATCCTGACCGAGACATTTGTATTCAAGGCCGATGGGTTTACCGATCCGGGAGGCGATGATCGTATCTTGGCGCTTGGTCCTGGCGTTCATACGGCATCGCGGCCTTACCTTCTCGGCGGCGGTGAGACGCTTGATGTTCCGTTTCCGCCTCTGCAAAGCGTCACTAGCGTCGTGACCTATGATCGAGGCAACAACGCCAGCACATACAGCGACACGCGCTATGAAGTGGATCTGCAAAGCGGGCGCATCTATTTGAACGAGGGTGAGGTGTGGCCGTCTGATTTGCGCGCGCAGGATGCGGTGCAGGTGACGTATGTGGCGGGCTACGGATCGGGCAGCATTCCGGCACCTATCCTTGAGGCGATCCGCAAATACGTTGAGGCGATGTTCGACGGATGTGACGGGATGACAGACGAGGCGCGGCGCTTGCTTGCACCTTATCGCCGCGCGGATGAATTGGCATGGTAAATTGCTGCGGCAAATATAACTCGCGCCAGCTTCGGGAAAGCGTGACGTTCCAGCGCAAGACCCGCACCAGCGACGGCGCAGGCGGCTATACAAGCGGCTTCGCCACGATTACTGGCGCACCAACCCGAGCAATGGTTAAGCCCCTCAGCGGGCGCGAGAGATGGGCCAGCGACCGCGTGGAGGCGTCGGCTAACTACCGTATCGTGACGCGATACACCGATCTTCTGCAAGAGGGCGACACGGTGCTTATTCGTGGGCGTCCCGGCAACATTCGTTTCATTGCCAATGTGGATATGATGGACGAATGGCTTGAGATTGATGTGAACCTTGGGGCAGCGGTATGATCAATAGACACGAAGACGTAAAGGCGGCACTAATTAGCGAAGGATTTAATTGTGCCAAAGACATGCCGGTAAAGTCATTTGGGAAATTTCCTGATAGGAATAAAGAAATCGTGCAGCGCGTCATATTTAATGGCGAAACCTGCAAATCTGTTGCGGATTCAGTTGGATTGTCAGGTGAGCGCACAAGGTGCATTGCGTTGCGATCAACATTTCGAACTATAGGCAGATACACATGACCGTCAGAATACGCCTTGATGGTTCCAAGCAATTGCAAGCGGCGCTGCGCAATATGTCAGACGAGGTGCGCGCGGAAGTTGGCAAAGAAGTCTTGGCAACGGCGGTTAAGCTGCGCGGTGATGTAGTGAAAAGCATTCAGCGCGGGCCAGCGGGTGGCAGGACTTATCGCAAATACAACCCGCGCCGCACGCATACGGCTTCTGCGCCTGGGCAACCCCCCATGACCGACACGGGGCGATTGGCAAACAGCATTGAGTTTGACCGCGAAGGCGATTTGACAGCGACTGTTGGCAGCAAGGTAGCATATGCCGCTTATCTTGAGTATGGCACCAGCCGCATGGCAGCGCGTCCGTATTTCCGACCCGCCGTTGAACGCATCCGCGACCAATTTAATGACCGGCTGGAGCAAGCAATCAAGAGGGCCACGCGATGAACATTGAAGGCGTCCGTCAGGCGATCTACACGCGCCTTGCAAACTTCGCGGCACTCAATGCCATCACCAATTCCATCGGCTATGAAAAGCCGCAGGATGCTGAGGCTGAAAGCCTAACGCCGTTTCCGTTCACTGTGATTGAAGATGTATCGTCTGAGCCTTGGGATA